AAAAGGCGGTTTTTTGATACATATACACCGAGAAGGAAAGAGAATCGACAAACCAGGTCATTAACAGAAGCGGTGACAAGTCCATAGAGAAGACCGGAACGAACCCGGCAGCAGTTACCAAGGGGTTAAAAGCATGGCTGAACAAGAATAATATAGACTACGATTACAATAAGGCGAAAACAACTGCGAGCAGCTATTTTAAATTTGAGACAGGGAAAGGAAGCTATGAGATACGTGTTTCCAATCATACCAAAGCGAATGCAAACGATAAGGGAGGTATAGATATCCAGCTCTACGATTTAAACGACGGGTTTAGTGTTGATATAGATACGGCATACGGGTTCACTTCCAAGGATATTCAGAATATCATTAAAGACGCTGAAAGGATAAATGGGGAAGTCCACAAGAATGAGAAGTTAAAGAAGATGCTGGAGGATGAAACCCTATTGGAGAGATATTATAATGAAAGGTATATACCTTCCAAGCATACAAAGTTTATTGAAGATGTTGTTAACAGTATTGGAATAGAAGAATCGGAGTTTGGGATATTGGGAGATATTGTAAATAATATGTTCGACCAAAGTTTACACAAAAGCGGTGTATATAAAAAGATGGTTGAGGAAAGAGAGAAGAAGATACAAGAACAAGAGGCGAAAGAAAAAGAAAGCAAGAAGGAGAGAAGGGACAGGGTGATGGAAGAATTGAACAACCATATATTCAAGCAGGAAAATTCAACCACACCACCAGAAGAGTTCGAGAAGATTGTACAAGAAAGAAGTAACGGAAGGGCAAAGGGCTTTACGGTAATTGGAGAACTGGGAGAAGGAGACAGAAAGAAGTATTTCTATGAATGGACGTACCCGGTACCGGAAGGTAAAAAAGAATTACACTAAGCCTTCTGATAAGTTCGTAGATAACTACCTAAAAAGTAAGGATGAATAATTTTTGCATAAAGTTTGGCTATTTGCATAATAATTCATATTTTTGAATCGGTAAATACGTAAATAAATTTTATTCGGCATAAAATGCTGATTATAAGATATTTACATAAAAGCGTTTATTTTAATTCGTTGTGTCACAGATTATTAAAAGATGTTTGAAGTAGATTCAAAATTTAATTTTTTCACAGAAGCAAACTTTGAAAAATCAGATTTCAATCCTATGGATTACCCGGTAGGGGATGATAGAAGATACGAAAAAATGATTTTTGAAGGTTTGGCATCCGATTCTTCCATAGATTCGGAGGATGAATCTATGAATCCCAACGGATTTGTAATAGACCGCTTTTTAAAACACGGTCTTATTAATTTGGACCATTTGCCGTCAAGAAGTCCTATCAATAAATCAAGGTTCTGGATAGGACATCCATTAGACGCATATGTAAAGAATAACAAGTTCTACGTGCGTTGCCAGTTATGGAAGAAATCACCGGAAGCAAGAGCGTTTTATGACAAGGCACTGGAAATGCTTGCAAGCGGTACAGACCGGAAGCCGGGTTTCTCCGTTGAAGGAAAAGCACTTGAAAGAGACAAGAACAATCCTAAAAAGGTGACAAAAGCGCTTATAACAAACGTAGCAATGACAATGACGCCCGTAAATGCAAATTCGTTTGCCGATATAGTAAAGGGCGTGCAGACAGTAGATTTCGTAGAGGACAATAAAGAAGAAATTAACAACGGTTCTAATAACGTTCTTGTAGAGCTACAGAAGGACGGATATAATATAAAAATAGACAAATCTTTCAACGTTACCATTAACCCTATCATAGTGGAAAGAGACGAAAGATTTCAAGAGCTTTATAATTATTATCTGAACGGTAATGTAGGATTGAACGTTATAAAGGACTATTTGAGAACCGTTAATAAATAAGTTTGTATACAATTAAAAGTTTAATAAAGATGGACGAAAAATATTTGAACGACCCTATCGTATCTCTGATGAAGTCTATGGGATTTTCTGACGAGTACATTATGGCGAACGTGAAAATCGAAAAGTCTGAAAACGGAGCAGCAGCAGGAGACCATGAATCCGAAACCAAAGAGGAAAAGGATATCAACAAGTTGGAAAAGGAAGCCGTAAAGGACGAAGAAAAGGTGAAGGAAGACGAAAAGAATACTGCTAAGGATAAGAATGCAGAAGACGAAAAAGTGGAGAAATCCGACAAGGAAGACATCATGAAATCATTGGGTTCTGTATTTGCACCTTTGATGGAGAATTTCCAAAAGTCTATTGACAAGTTCCAGGAAACAGTGGATGGTATTAACGACAAATTGGACAAAATGTCTGGCGTTACTCCTATGTTCCGTTCAGAAGGACTTAACAATATGACAGCTATTCAGAAATCTTTCGAGGAAAGAAAGGACGAAGCAGGTAAATACGAAGTTAATGTAGTGAAAGACAGACCTATGGCCGTAAAGCTTATTGAAAAGTCTTTGGAAGAAGCACCGGAAGATATCGCTAAGTCACTGGAAAGTGATGCACTTGCATACCTTATCAATCCGGACGCTGAAACAGTGGGTGAAAATCTTGCACGTTACATGTACGAAAAGAATGGTGTAAAATTCGTGAAATAAACTCTATTAAATAAAAAGAATATGGATTTGTATAATTATAGCAATCAAAACGGTACTGGCGATGTACTGGGCGGCATGGATTCGGCAGAAATCTTGAAAGCGATGGAAGCAGGTCTTAAGACCGGAATGCAGTATAACAACGAAATCAACAATGGTGGTGGTTTGAAAGTTGAATCCTTGGATTCAGTCTTGAAGATTCTGGGCAACCGTATGAACCAGTTGGTTTATTACATGGAAATGCCTAAACATAAGATTGACAACACTGTACACCAGTACAACCAGTTGTACAAGTATGGTGAGGAAGTTGGTATTTTCAATGCAGAAGGTGAAACTCCGCAGGAAACCGATTCTCAATACAGACGTAAATCAATCGTAACCAAGTTCATGGGTGTTTCCGGACAGGTTACACATCCGGGAATGTTGGTTAAATTGGCTGGCAATATGGACATGTATCAGAAAGAAGTCGAGAATAAGACTATCCTTCTGAGTACCATTATCGACACACGTCTTGTTGACGCTGATTCTTCTTGTGTAGCCGAGCAGTTCGACGGTGTTTTCCGTCAACACATGTTGGGTATCAACGAAATGGACGGTGGCACGGCAGAAGGTAAGACTTCTGAACAACTGTTAGACGGTTATTTCAACAGTCCGGCAGTTATCGACGCACAAGGTTCTGTGTTGAATGACAGTCTGATTCAAGACGCTGCAAACGTTGTAGTGAACGTTTATAACGGTTATATCGACCGCATCATTTCTAACCCGATTGTGTTCAACAACTACGTTAAGATGTTCCACGAAAGCAAGCGAGTTATTGTAGGTCTTGCTGCCTCTGTAACTGGTGCAACAATGGGACAGTCTGTAAACGACGTTACAACTCAGTTCGGTAAGATTAACATCAAGAATGACCGTTTCTTCGACGAACGCAAGCCTATTATGGTAGGCAAGGGCGCCACAAGTGCTAAAGCTCCGGTTACTCCGGTTATTCTGGCTGGTATTGACATTAAGACTAATACAGCCGATACCAAGACTAATTTCGGCAACCATGCTGGCTCTTATGGCTACTTGGTAACAGCAAAGAATCGTTATGGTGAATCTGCACCTCTGAATATCACATCTAAGGGTGCCAAGACTGTAGCTGCTTCTGAATCAGTAGAATTTGGCTTTACTGCTGGTGTGGGTGGTGCATATC